ATGAAACACCATATGATTCCGAGTGTCATTTACAGAACAACGCTAGCGCCCAAGGTGGCTTTGGACCTAATTCCGCTTCTTCATCTGGAGGTGGATCAGGCGCCAGCGGGGCTAGTGGTAATTCCTTGGGGTCATCCGGTGGCTCTAGTCAAAATGCATCTTCAACGGCTCCCACAAACGCAATGGATTCAATTGATTGTAACCCTACAAATGCAGTAGGATCGGTGGGTGGATCTTCTGCTGGCGGTGGCGCAGCAGGTTCTGGCGGCTCACCGGCCGGCGGAGGCAGTGACTCAACACAACCTCCACAATCGACAGCCGTAAATGGCGCCCCCATCGCCACCGGCGCCAATGGAAACATAGTTACTACCGCTGCCGGTCAACCTCCACCAAACAACAACCCCTTTGGCCCAGAACAGGGGTCAAATTTACCATGGTCGGCTGATATTGGTGTTGATTTAAATGGAAATATAGTTAATTACATGAATGAACTATCTGAAAACATATATAAATTTTTGCCTAGAAATAGCAGCGCATTTACATCTGGTAGAAATCCATATAAAAAAGTTAGAGTTTTAAATGGTAACATGTCAATTGAAAGAATGATCTATTTAATGTTTGATAAAATTACATCAAAAACTTCTGGCGGTAGAGTAACCACTAGACTTTATGATAGTTTATATAAAAATTGGTGGCAACAAGGATTAAAATCTGAAATATTTTTAACAGGCTTGCGGAATGGAGATTCCCACTCTAAAATAAGAAGCGATGCAGTAGAGAAATATAAAGAATATATGGCTAATGGACAAGCAACATCTGCTGGTCATGCTTCTGGTAATTCGCTTGACTTGTATTCTAAAAATATTTTTGATGCAATGGGTGAAAAAAATCCACATGCCATGACTTCTGCTCAAATGCTTAAAACCAGATACGTTCAATCATTGAAAATGGCCGTTCGAAAAAGTGGCAGAACTAAAGTATGTACAGAGCAATATCCTCAACATATACATGTGGAAAATAAATAGGAGTTTATTATGGGCGATTGGAAGCCAAACACACAAATAGATAACCTACCAGCAAGAACTAAAAGCACTATAGAGGCTTCTACATCTCGCAAAAAAGGGCAAGGTAGCACTGGTATTGGTATAACTAAAATGATAGAGCCATATCCTGAGTATGCCTTCGGAGACGGCGAAAAAATGATTAATAATGGCAACACATATATTGTCCTAGGGAGAGATCGCCCAGCTTCTAAAATGTCTGGTTATGGCGGCCGAGGCGACACTAGTGCATATAATCTCGATATTGTTGTTGGTAGAATGTCCGGCCAAGAACAATCTACAACAACTGGCGGTGGCCGCCTATTTTGTGATCCAAATTTTAAAATCGATGCGTCTAGAATTTATATATCTCAAAAAACCGATGTTGATGAAAACTTCGGATTGACAGAAGGTGAAGTGGGAGACTCGAAAGCAAGGGCAGCTATAGCAATAAAGTCTGATGCAATTAGAATTATTGGGAGAGAAGGCATTAAACTAGTCACAAAGACTGACCTTAAGAATGCTCAAGGGGGAGATATCACTTCTGTTCACGGTGTAGACATCATCGCTGGTAATGACGATACATTTTTACAACCAATGGTTTTGGGCGAGAATTTGACAGAATGTATGAATAAGTTAATCGACATCATGCAAAATTTGATTGGTAATATGCAGTCATATATAAATTATCAATGTAAATTTAATGCTAAAATTTCACAACATCACCATATTTCTCCTTTCTTTGCCGCGCCAACTCCCCCTTCTGAAGTTTTATTGCCGGCCGGAATAAACGTTTTGCGAGAACAAATAGGTAAAACAATGCAAGCTTTAACAGTACAAAGATTTAATATGAATAATTTTAAGATAACATACTTAAGTCCTGCCGGCGCCAAATATATCAACAGTAAATTTAACAACGTTAATTAAGGTTTAATATGCCAGTAAACTTATATCAAAAAATAGACACAGACTTTCAATCCGCCGTAGCCATCGGCGCAACTCATTATACTATCTCTGAATCCCAAACAGAAGATATAGATATTTATGATTATTTCGGTAAAGACGATATTGTACCGGTAACAAAGATTGGACACGCATTATTTGTTGAGTGCATTGAATATCATATGGGTGATAAGCAAGAGTGGGCAATGATAAAAATTGTTGACCCTTCGTATACGGCAAATAAATATTATAATCAAATAGTGTACATTAAGATATATGATTTATTATCCATTAAAGACCCTGATACATCGCAATCTATTTTTAATGTCGGGGAAATAACACCTTTAATTGAACCACCAGACCCAAATTATAATTTAGGAAAATGGTATAAAAAGAAAGAAACCGAACCTTTTTATAATAAAAAAACACAACATTATATGGTATCTGTAAAGTCTGATTCGATGGCAATACCTAGTTCTAACATTGATTTGCAAAATTTGAAAAGAAAAGCATTAATGTTGTTATGCGAGAACTATGCTAAAAAGTATGATGATGAAACTTTAGACACCATGCTAAGTTATCACAAATTTGTTGATTTGGTTGATTTTCATGTACCAATTCGACCAAATCAACAAACTAAATGTTTGGCTGCTGTGCATGCTAGGTATTTTAATGCAATTCCACAAAAAAAAGAAGATGAAATTATTACACAATTATTGTCTGGATTTGATAGTAGCAACAACCAAACTGGCAATAGAACAGTAATATTAAATACACATAAACTTACAAAACAAATTAAGAAGGTTTCTAGAAAGTTTGGCAGTTATCAACAAAAAATAAATTCTTTTACTGGTAATGTAAAAAATGTTAATTTCGATAAAGAAGCAAAAAGGCTTGAATCTTTTTTTGTGGCCATTAAGCGCTTGTTAGTTGATAATGGATTTAAATTTGATACAACTCGCGAAGATTCCATAGAAATAGGTATTGGCCCAGAAATCCAAAGTAATCCCGAAAGTTGTTTAGAAATAAAATATTTATTATTTTGCCAACCATATAGTCACCAAATGATGGTTGGGTTTAATAGATTTGCTTCTTCAAAAGCTGTAAAAAATCAAAATACTCTTAATATCATGACTAGCTTTTATGATGTTATTAGAGACATCAATTCAAACATGGACTGGTATAACTTTGCATCTAAATATTTTATTAAAAAACCAATAATACTCCCAACCAAAAAAATATCAAAAGCATCTAAGTCTGCTGATCTAAGGCGAACCCCTTTTGAACTGTTTATGCAAAAAGCTGACTATTTTAACAAAACACCGTATTTTGGTATGGACGTGATGCGAGAAATTGGTGAATTTATTAATGATCCAGATGTCACTAAAGGTCTATTTTCCGAAAATAAAAGATCATTTGAATATGTTGGTGATCCATTGTTCAATGAATTGCCGAGAATAGTTTCTGAAATAGGAGATTTGGATGATGTATTTAGTGAAATTTTATTTAAAATAGGGCTTAAGGATATAGTTGGAAAAATCCTTGCGTGTTTAACTAAAGATTTAAAAATAGCGGATTCTAGAGAGGTATTGATAAGAGGCTTTTTGAAGAGCATATCGCTGAAGAGATTAATAGATATTTTATTTCATCCATGTGTACCAGAAGCTATTAGAATGCAAGCGTTTTTAGATTTGTTTCTTAATCTAAGGATGGGTAGTGAGCAATTATATAAGCTTTTAGAGCTTGTAGATATTGATAAGAAGCACATACTTCATTATAGTGCTTCTCCTCCCAACGGACCAGTTGCAATTTCTGGTATTCTCGCTAGTTTAGAAAACGGCGATTATTTAACAAACATAGGATTTGTTAGCCCAACAGAGACTTATGATAAATGTAAGGTAAAAATATCAAATTTTCTAACTTCCGAGGCCATTGTATTAATTTTGACAAATATTGTCGCTTACGGATTACCAGATACATATGATGTATATGATTTTGACCATGAAGATGGCGAACTGCAAGCGGGAGATTACATTGCCGGCGCCGAAGTGAGTGATATTCGTGGAAAAATATTGGAATTTTTACCCCAAGTAGTTAATAAATCTGAAATAACTTCAATATTAAACGGAACTATAGCTAATATTATTAATAAATCGTTAGATTCTGTACAAATTTTTGACCTCTCAACACCAGAATATTCCAAATATGCCAATATTATAGATAAAATGCCCCCTTTGCGCGATGCTTTGGTGGCGGATATGAGTTCAAACAATAATCTTGAATTTTCAAATCAAACATTCATTACTCTTATTTTGAAATGTATGGGGATAGAGGATGAAATTTCTGCTTTTTATGGTTTTATAAAAAATATCCAAAGTAAATATTCAAATGTTCTAGGGAATTTTGAAGTTCCGGATATTGTTTTGGGTAAGATGAAATTTGATTTTAGTCTTAATAATGTATTTTTAAATCCTTCATTTGATTTATCAGCGTGGGATCTTAAATTTCTTGATGATTTAATGGGTGATGTTATTATCACTGTATTAAACGCATTGAAAGACCTTATTAAAACTGCTATTTTGGCGATCATTCAATCTATGGTTTCTGCCTTGGATGAATGTATTAATGGTGGTGGAGAATCCATTAATGATGCGCTTTACGGTCAAGAGTGTATAAAAGAATTATATGAAGCCTCAAGTGGCACAATACCATGGGAAACATTCTTGGATAATTTATTCAGAGAAGCCCTGATGAAAATAAGGTCTGACAAATGCAAACAATGCAATCCAGTACCAATAGATGAACAAAAGGCATATATTGACTTGGTATGTGAAACATTAACTCCGCAAGAACTTATTTCCATCATTAGATCATCCGAAAGAGGTGGTATATCAAATGAAACGCTTGAAATTATGCAAGATTTAGCTGATGAAGTTGCCTTTCCTAACGTACATTGCATAATGTCTGGTGAAATAATGGAAGAGATGTTCGGTAGCATAGGCAGCTTGATTGATGTTGATTTATTGAATGCATTAGAATTATATAATATCAAACAAGGAGTCCCAGTTTCAGCATGCTTAAACAGTAGTTATGGAGAAGAGACAATCCAAAACCCAGAAGCTGCCATGGAGCCGCTCTGTGAAGATGATAACAATCAATGCATATCATTGCCAAAAAGATTTAAATCAGCTAGAGAAATGTTAAAATGTAGGGGCTTGTCGGAAGCTGAGATACAAGATCAAATTTTAAAATCTGTTAATGATAAAAAAGATGAATTGATAAACATGATATCATCTGCAAATCGACGACCAGAAGATATGCTACCTATTGATAGTATGTGTTCTTTTTTACCAAGCCCTTCACAAATACCTGCAATGAAATTCGGCGCCGATTTGTTTTTTGAATCAATAGTCGAACCCATTAAGACGAGCTATGTATCTGATTGTTTAGTATATCCAGATATCATGATGCACCCTGATCCGGATCCTGATGCAGAAGAGATAAACAGATATATACCACTTAAAATCCCATCCGGGTCTATCCTAGGTTATATAACCGGCTCCGGAGCAAACCCTTATGTAATGGAGCCACTTTTTGCTGAAGAAGATTTAGTTAATCCGGAATTCATATCAGAATATTCTTCTGGAGAAGATGTTTATAATTTTATATATGACATGTTTGGTAATGAGTCTATATTTGGTCCCTCGAAAATTATGTCTGAAGCTAATGGTTTCCCCGGGTATTGGAGGGCCAACTGCCAAACTGAAAACCCACTCCCCGCATCTGTGAGAATAAGACACACAATTGATTTTAATGAGTTTGACGATCCCGATGCATGCGATAATGAAGGTGTAAAAAGTTCATCAGATATAAGAATTTTAAGAAGAAAAGAAAAAAATGTAGTGGCACCAACATTAAGAAAAACATTGAAGAATTTGTTTGATCAAATTGTAGCCAGTTGGAATTATGATGCAACCAATAACACTGAAGCTATAGGTTCAAACACCTATGTGATTAATGTGGATGGTTTGGTTAAAATATCTTTCGGCGAAGAAGAAAAGTTTCTAGTATTACCAGATGATTTGACATCACAAAATCCTACATGTGAAGATTTTGACAGACTAGAAATAGTTAAATTTTGTAGTATAGAGGAGGAGCAAGTTTCCGATGGTGCGGTTCAATCAACTATAGAAGGTCGATATGACATCCGCGTCCGAGATTTTATTGAAGCCAAACAAAGAGATTTTCTCTTTTTATTAGGACAACAATTTTCAACCGCTGGGTATATTATAGAGCAAAACACTTTAGATTATTTTATATTTAATAGCAATGAATCGTATGAAGATATAGAAGTTGAAATTGAACAAGGTAATATCGATATAAACTATTTTTACAACATGGTAAAGTCTTTGATTAATTTCTTTTCTGGAGTTATAGAAGACTCTTCTCTGTTTGATCCTTTTAATATGCAAACGTTTAAAATTGAACCAAGATCAACAAATAATAATTCAGTTTCAATTGATAAAGTTGCTAAGGGTTTATTGGATTTTGATAATGCGTTTAAGAGAGCGCAAGATTTTTTCAATGAAAATTGTGCATTTACCGATATAAACCCAGATGACAAAACACCACTTCAGAAGGCCGGCGTCTTAGCTGTTATGTTGATGACACTTCGGCTTTATATGATTGACCTTTTGATGAGAGGAGTATTTCTACTTACAACTGTATTAAAAGAAGAGATAGGTGATACATTTTTTGAAATTTTATATAAAAACTTCCAACAAGATATGCAACAATTCAGTCCAGAATATTATGAAGCCTTTATGAACTCTCTGCAAGAAATATATGAAATAGAAAGTAAAAATAATGTCGACATGCCAGAAACTAAAGACCAAAAGCAAATATTAAAATATTACATGAGACAAGAAATAAAATTGATGAACATTTCACTACAAGAGGTTTTCAAGGAATCATATAAATCTGTAAAAAGGGCATTTCTTGAAAAAGCCCCTGTATTTGATTATGAAAAATATTCAAATGTTATATTGTGGCACAACAACAATCCAGATTTTCTTGACAAATTAAACAAAATTGATTCTATCGGCACATTACAAACAGACATTGATGGTTCTCAGGAAGTTATGCAATTATTTTCAGATGTCCTTGCCAACACTTCTGGAGATACTAAACCTTTAGAGGACATCCGGCCCGGCTTCTTCTTGAAAAGATATTTTTTAGACACAACCGGTCAAAATTTATTAAAATGGAATCAATATGAATATGAAACTGCAATAATGTCAGATAGAACTGTAAATGTTGGTATTGATTTGTGTTATTTTGATCGTGACCCAACAGAGACGGCCAAAACAGAATATGATCCAACAGACCCCGATGGGGGAGGTTATGTAGTAACGCATGGTGGCCTTAATCTTAAAATTGTCCAACGAAAAAATGTATACAATGATAACAATTATTATTTTGCAGTATATCACACTAATGAGTATTGGTCTGAAATTGAGCAAGGCATTATTGATATGGATACTATTGGGACTCAAAACTTACAAGGTATAACTCAAGAGCTTGCAGGGTATAGAGTTCTAGAGGAATGGTTTACAAATGTCACACTAGATCAAGAGGGCGCCCTTATACCAATAGATCCTAGCAAACCCTACATGTTTTGGGTAATCGGCGGCAGCCACCCACAACCATTTTTGCTTGAAAACGACCCGTTGTTTGAGAATGATACAAATTTCAATAAACTTATCCACTTCGCTGCCGATGATAATGCCAGCTATTTGGGAGTTGGTGATTATGGAACTCTCCCCGGCGCCACCGGTGGATCTGCACATACTGACTATATGTATTTTTGGAAGCCCGGCGACCCACCTCTAATCACCAACCCAGATTATTCCGATCTTCATGTTGTGTCTGTTGACTATAACTTACCACCTCTCTTAAACCTACCAAACAATACTTTTTTCTACGGTGCTTTAAGACTTGCGCAAGATGCGTCGATGGTTAATATAAATACGGCTCTTGAGAATGACCCTGTTATGGGTCAATGGTATACACCTCTCAGAAATGAATATATGATTGAACCACTAGAGGAAAATTATGAGAACATCGGTGTTGAAACTAAACTTGATGGATCCCCAATGCAGATTGAACCGGGTGACACATATCTAGGTAGTTTTGTATCGTTCCCTATAACCCGAGTCACGGGCCTATCATCCACCCCCGGTAGCTCTGATTTATTAAGCAAATTTGAAGAGCAAGGTTTGTATTGGGGCAATTCTTTTAGTCGGCTCAAACAAAAAATAGCAGAAGATCCAGATTTTCAAATATTTTTTAGAGATTGCATCCCTGCTGAAGATTTATACGATGTATTATTTACTTATATCGTTACTATGGTTTCCAAACATGTTCCGAACGTTGAAAATATTTTTAATTCAACCAAACAAAATTTAAAAATGGCTTTTAACGCATTACAGGTAGAATTTCGTAATTTTGATTATATGGATGGGGATGTCTTGGAGAAAGGTGGCCCCGGTGGAATGTATCAGATGGAGAGTACCTATTCCAGTACAACACCAGACATATCTGCTATGGCAGCAAAAATGGCAGCTATGACACCATTCATGATTATGAAGGGACTAGCAGAAACTTTTGATCCAAATATTAAAATTGCAAAATTTATTAGATCGGGCGCCCTCGCAGCCGGCGTCGATTTGCCAATACAGATCGCCTCTTTGGGGGTAGCCATACCACCGCCAATCTCTTCTGGTATTATTCCCGGACCTTTTGGTTTTATATATTTAGCAACAGAATTTCTAGAGCCGAAAGAAAGAGAAAGGTCGATTGAAATATTGGAGGGTGTTAATACTAGTGTTCCTCCGAATGCATCTACGGAGGGTTTTGAAGTTTCAACAGAAGCGTATCCCGAAGAGCCACCTATAATAGTCATTGAATTGCCTGAGCAAATGCAGCGAATAATGACATTTAAATCAATTATGAAAAATGTTTGGGAGTATTTCTGGGCTATCTATGGAACGCACACTTCTTCTGGAGGTAACTTCTTCCCAGATCACGGTACCGATGTAGGCAGTTTTACTACTCCAGCTTTCTACAGTAATACAACACCCGGAAACAGTGATAGTTGTGAATTTTTTATGGCTAAATCTAACAACGCTGGTTCAATTTTGAGCTATTTAAAGTGGTGGACATGGCAATTAATATATTACCTTGACGATGATGGGACCGTGCTAGTGCGCTCTGAACAAGAGATCATTAATGTATGGGAAACATATTTTCCTCTTAAAGCACAAAAGCATACATTTGTGAGCGCGGCGCGACTGTGGATGGCTTACCATGCAGCTTGGGGATTCTTTTGGAGAACAGCCTATCTTTACCCCCTAGGATTAGCTGACCCATCTAGATGGTCATCTGGTAGTTTTGGAAAGCATGATACGGTAGAATATTTACATTGGTTTGGTCACAACCAAGGAGTGGATTTTGATAATATTTTAGCTAATACATATCCGATGTTGACCGAAGAGCAGGTTTTAGAAAGGGCAGCAGACCCACTTAGTGCGGAGACTTTTTGTCGGCATATCGCTAGACACATCAATGATAATGTACTTATACAACCAACACAGGTAAATTTTTCATATCAGACAAATTTCTCAGGTGGACAAGAGACAAATGGAAGTGAAGTCGATGTCGACTGGGATATAGATGACTTCTTGTGGGTTTTGTTTGGTTTCTTTGACTTGGATAATTCTGGAGGAGTTGCAGATTATTATAGTGTCGACATGCTGGAAAGGGAATTAAATCTAAGCCCGATTGGGGAAGCAATATGGAACTCAGATGAATATCCAGAAAACTCAAGCGTTCCGAGGATGAGTGATGTTTATCCAATGCCAAAAGATGACTTATATTAGCATTAAATATGAATAAATATTTTATCTAGATAATTAAAGTAAGGAGAATAGTATGGCTATAGGATTATCCCCATCGTTACCACTAGGAATAGATCCAAGAAATGGTTATAGTTTGCATCAAGACATGGTGCCCATGGTGCTGCAAAATTTTAAAATGGTTGTATTGACAAGCCCCGGAGAACGAGCCATGAACCCACACTTTGGAGTTGGCTTAAAGCACTATCTTTTTGAACCTGATACTCCGGTGACACATGCGGATATAAAATCTATTATAATTGCGCAAGCAAACGAATACTTGCCGTATATCAAAATAGAGAAGATTGAGTTTAAATCACAAGGCGCTGGCAATTCTCAATTGACTCCTAATTATACAAACGTTAAAATTAAATTTAGAATAGTACCGCTACAAACAGATGAAGTTTTAGATTTAAATTTGTAATGAGAGGAAAATAAATGGCCAAATTTGATGATGAGAAGAAAACTATCATAAAGTATACTTCTAGAGATTTTTCAAGCATAAAGCAGGATCTAATTGACCACGCTAGGAGGTATTATCCGGATAGCTATAGGGACTTTAGCGAGGCCAGTTTTGGGTCTTTGATGATAGATACCGTAGCTTATGTCGGTGATATGCTTTCGTTTTATTTAGACTATCAAGTCAATGAGTCCTTTATCGATTCGGCCAACGAATATTCTAATGTTATTAAATTGGCTAGACAAGCAGGTTATAAATTTAAAGGCCGGCCCTCAGCAACTGGTATGGTAAGTATATATTCAAGAGTACCTGCTAACTCAACAGGGTTGGGGCCGGATACTTTATATATGCCAATTCTTAAGCGGGGTAGCCAACTTCTTTCTTCCGCTGGAGAAAGCTATATTTTAACAGAAGATGTCGATTTTAATCACCCAAACAATGAAATGGTTGTTGGTCAAGTCGATTCAACAACCGGCTTGCCAACTTTTTATGTAGTTAAAGCAAAAGGAAGGATTATTTCTGGATTCTTTTCACAAGAATTTGTTGATGTAGGTGATTTTGAAAGTTTCCGAAAAATTAGATTACCGTTTAATAATGTTGCTGAAATATTAGCAGTTACTGACTCTGAAGGGCATGAGTATTTTGAGGTTGAACATTTATCTCAAGACACAATATACAGAGAATTGAACAATGTCGATGCCGCTACAAAAGATTTGACTCCTAAAATTTTAAAACCAGTGTCAGTTCCTCGAAGATTTGTTGTTGAGCGTGATCGAATAGATACTTTTTTAATTTTTGGATATGGGTCCGAAGAGGACATTAAGATTGATAAAATAATAGATCCAACAAATATTGTTTTAAACCAATATGCTAGAGATTATGTTCTGGATACTAGTTTTGATCCAACGAATTTGCTAGGATCTGATAAATTTGGAGTCTCTCCAGTTAATACTACATTAAGAATTCTGTATAGAGTTAACAATTCTAACAACCCCAATGCAGCCGTTGGTGCAATTAATCAGTTTGGTACAATCGATGTTGACTTTGCCGATATATCCAATTTGATTCCCGGAACAGTTGCTCAGGTTAGATCATCATTTGAGTGTTTCAATGATGAGCCAATTATTGGAAATGTCACAACCCCATCTGCTCACGAACTTAAAGTTAGAACGAAAAACTTCTTTTCAACACAAAATAGGGCTGTCACCAAAAAAGACTACGAGACACTATTGTACTCGCTGCCCCCCAAGTTCGGCGCCGTCAAGAGATGTGCGATCACACAAGATCCAGATTCTTTTAAAAGAAATTTAAATATTTATATTATCTCAGAAGATAGCCAAGGCAATCTAATACAATCGAATTCAGCACTTAAACAAAATATTAAATTTTGGCTAAACGATTATAGAATGGTCAATGATTCGATAGACATAATTGATGCAAAAATTATCAATTTGCAAATTAATTTCACTATTGTTCCACAATCAACACACAATAAATTTGATGTACTAGACGATTGCTTATTGACACTGCGCCAAAAAATGGCAAGACATTTTGATATTGGTGAGCCATTCTCATTTACAGAGATATATACAACATTAAATAGAATTGAGGGAGTTGCGGATACAATTGATGTGAATGTAACCCAAAAGGCCGGCGGAGAATATTCTGATGTTGGTGTTGATTTGGATAGTTTGATTACAAGCGATGGAAGATTCATAATGTGTCCTATAAACTGTATTTATGAAGTTAAATTTCCAATATTAGATATCAATGGGAGCGTCAAATAATGGGCATTAAAAGATACACAGCAATTGCAGATACCACCATCACAAACGCATATAAAGAAGATCTAGTTAGGACAGCAGAAAATTCTAACATGGGACAAGCGGATTCTTTAGAGATATTTAAAATTTATGGCCAAGTAACAGATAGTGGCGTTGAGCAAGCTAAAATTTTAATAAAATTTCCCTTAGAAGGTTCCGCAGAAGTTTCTGGCTCAAGAACAATTGAAATGGACAGGAGTTCAAGTTATATTCCAGATTCTGGGAGTGTTAAATTTTATTTGAAAATGTATAATGTTGCCCATCCTCTTTCGCTTCCTTCAAATTATAAACTCAACATTCGACCTCTCAATAAAACATGGGAAGAAGGTTTAGGTATAGATTTGGACGAATATAAAGATTATGGCGCAGCATCATGGCTTACTGCCTCGACAACAGCAATTCAAGAGATAACAAAGGTCACTTTTTCTAATACTACAAAAGCAGCCTATGGCGCCGGCACTGGCGCTAATTATTTGGCCTTTTACGATTCTAGTGACAATCAATATAATTTTTGGTTTGATGATGGCTCTGGGGATAGTGCCCCAACTGCTACTGGTGGAACAAATGTTGAGATCGATTTGACTGGCTCTGACGGCAGCGCTGCGACTCATGCACAAGCCTTTAAAGATGTAGTTCACGCTACATCACAGTTTGATGCTAATATTGTCGGCGCGATAGTATATGTTACAGCTTCAACAGCCGGCGAAGTCACGGGGTCTGCTATAAGTGGCACACTTTCTGGAATTCAATTGGCTGTAGAACAGTCGGGTTCTGATGGTACGCCATGGACCAGCCCATATGGCGCCGCCGGCGACATTGTATCTTCAACCACTTACTTGTTTAATCAAGAATTTTTATATGGTTACGAAGATTTAGAAGTTGATATAACAAAATATGTTGAAGATGTACTTAAGGCACCTCCCGGAGGAACAATATTAAATTCGGGCGTTGACTATGGTTTGTGTTTAGAATTAACTTCTTCCTTAATAGACGATTCTAACTCATATTTTACAAAAAGATTTTCTGCTCGTTCATCTGAGTATTTTTTCAAAAGACCTATTATTGAAGCGCGATGGAACTCAATGATATCCGATGACAGAGGCAATTTTCATTATAGCAGTTCATTAGTTTCCGCTGCTGATAATTTAAATACTTTATATTTATACAACTTTGTTAATGGAAAATTAACAAATATTCCTTCTTCTAACTTGACAAGTGAGAAATTATATGTTAAAATATATGCAAGTTCTGGTTCATTACCAACTGGGGATCCCCTGACATTAATAGCTACTGATAATTCTAACATTGATGCTGGTTCAGCGATGGTTGTAACTGGTGGTGTTCCACCCGGAGAAACGGGCATCTACACTGCTTCGTTTGCCATGGCCGAACAAGCAGGTGCAAGAGAGGATGCAACACTTCATGATTTATGGTATGCAGAAGGAAATGAATTTCATACCGGTACAATCTATCCAAAAGTTAGAAAAGCCTCTAATGTTTCGTATTATAATGAAACATATGCATCAATTAAAAATTTAAAAGACATGTACTATAACACAGAAACAGCTAGAATTAGAGTTTATACTAGAAAAAAAGGTTGGAATCCCACTGTATACACAAAGGCAGTATCAGAGCCAGAATTGCAAATTATGCCTTCGGCATCATTTAGTATATATAGAATTGTCGACAACTTGGAGATATTTCCTCACGACACTGGTTCTGATTTGTCAACTCTTATGTCATATGATGTTTCCGGAAGTTATTTTGACTTAGATATGTCTATGTTAGAGCCGAATTATAGTTATGGAATTAAACTAGCATTTTGGGATGACAATACCCAATCATATATTGAAAATCGTAATATTTATAAATTTAGAGTAGGAAAGCATGAGTCTTAAGGATTATTTTGATAAATCAACAAAAATCGTTTCAACTTCCAGTTTAAGTAGCTTAGGTGCTGAAATAGAATCAGACAAATACTTAAAATCATACACTGAAGTTAGAGAAAGATATATACCAAACGTCGACTTTGATGAGCCAGAGAACTTTTGTTTTTATGGTCAGGCCGAGAAGTATTATAGAGATTCTTTTAGAAGAATTCTTAGAGAATACCCATATGACGGATCTAAACATGAAAAAAATGAATGGTTAAACCAGTCTACGTTCTTAGATATTCATATTTTTGATCACAAATACCCAAGATTTAACGGATATGTTATATTGGGTTCACAAGGGCAAGATGGCGTTAAGCATAGTAGTGGGTATAATGATGCTACAACAAAAGAATATATTAAAGTGTTTGGCGGCCCGAATCAAGCTTATAAAAGAGTAACCGGCTCCATTTCAAATGCTTCATATTTTGAGCAATTTAAGTATGCCAACAAGTATGATAACACAGTTCAGACCGGATCTGACGATGGTAAGATATACCAAAGGGAAGGTAATCTTAAATTCGATCCGTCTGATAAAGGTGCAACAGTAGAATTTTGGCTAAAAAAGGATGGCTATAGTGCTTATGCAGACAAAGAAGTTATTTTTGATATTTGGAATGGCCATACCACCAAAACAGACCCACAATATGGCCGCTTTAGGTTGGAACTAGATAAGAATGCATCTGGCTCTCCTTTCTTATTAACTGTTGCTGCTGGAAGTGGAAGTACTGCAAAGGAAGTTGTCTCTCAAGTTGTCGGAACTGGAATAACAAACACGACCATTCAAGACTGGACACATGTCGCCATTTCTCTCAAAAATAGCGGCTCAAATTTAAATTATAGTTTTTATATTAATGGCGCCCTAAATCAGTCAGGAAGTTACGCAAGTAAAGCTATGACAGAGGTTACAGGCGCTCTAAGGCTCCATATAGGCTCTTTAGGGGGTGACCCTTCTGGTAGTGGCAACTCTCCCCTAGCTGAGGGAGATGGGCGTTTTTCGGGGTCTTTAGACGAATTCCGATATTGGAAGACCGAAAGAAACGAGCAAGAAATTGATAGAAACTACTGGGATCAAGTTGGCGGTGGAACAAATACAGATACCGCAAACGTTGATTTGGGAATTTATTATAAATTTAATGAAGGAATCACTGGTACAAGCTCTTATGATTCTGTGATATTAGATTATTCTGGCCGCGTTTCGAATGGTACATGGGTGAACTATCCCGGATCAGCAGCAAGATCTACTGGCTCTGCTATGGTGCTTTCTGGCAAAGCCTCTAGTGAGTTTAAAGACCCAGTTATTTATTCATCGCACTCTGATTATATATCTGCTTCTGATGAACTTATTTCTAAAGGTCAAGTTTATGACATTAATAACCCAGCCTCACTTTATAATTCTATGCCCGGCTGGATTGTGGATGAAGACACGCGCCTTTCTGGTGAACTACTAAACTTAACTCAAATTATGGCATCATACTTAGATACCTTGCAACTTCAAATACAGGGTGTTAAAGATATCAAAAACATATATGCCAACTTTACAACTGTTAATTATGAAGATGAATTTGGAGAACTAACAGGGGCTGTCGTCAACAGTAACACCGGGTCAGCAAAACCATTGCCATTTGCGGATAGATTACTTTCTGGCGCCGGCTTTGTATCACCAGAGATCTTTGCTAATGTTGAAATTATTGAAAAATTCTTAAACAAAAACGAAGAAAAGAGATTTGATAAATTTTTAGAAGACGTTAAAAACCAAATATACCAAAATGTTTATGCTAATATTGCTAATATTTTTAAGAAAAAGGGTACTTTAAAGTCTTTTAGAAATATTTTACATTGTTTTGGAATTGATGAAGAGCTAATTAAGGTTAATTTTTATGCAGATAACACCGAATATTTAATAAAAGACAAGAGAAGATATCTTACAGATAAAACAAAATATATTGACTTTAACGAGCCATCTAGATTTCATTCTGTAATATATCAATATGATACTGGTGCCCCATCCGGCGGAAGTTTTGGTTATATTTCTGGTTCGAACAGCACATATGAATATTATATCCCGCATACGATTGAAGCAGAAGTTGTATTCCCCAAGAAAATACAATACAATACGAATTATGGGTTTGAAACATTCTTTGTTACATCATCTGTTTTTGGTTTGGCTGATGTTGGTGCTTCTTCAAATCATGGAACAGATACAACTACTGGCTCTGCTGACAATTGTAATCTTCAAGTGTATGTTGAGAGAATACAAAAAGAATCCACAAGAGCCAAGTTCAGATTAAGCTCTTCAGCACTGAATGTTGATTTAGAGACTGGCTATTACGACGATGTGTATGAGAATCAAAAATGGAATTTTGCCATTAGATTGAAGCACAATGCTCACCCTGTTATTGATTTTATATCAGGCTCAACAAATCCTGCAAATGAAGACTATACTTTAGAATTTTATGGTATAAATGTAGTACAAGATTATGTGGTTAGCGAATTTACGAAAACGGCCACCATAGACAAAGATATTGCAAGAGACTTCTTAAAAAACAATAAAAGACTTTTCGCCGGCGCAAGAAGACAAAATATTACAGGTTCTGCAACTTCAGATATTATTACCCGTTCTGATGTTAAAATAGGTAACCTTAGATACTGGCTTACTTACCTTGACGATCAAGTTATAAAATATCACGCATATGATATTAATAATTTTGGTATCGATGATATATATGGAAGCACTTTTTTAAATGAAACCGCTGTTACTCAAAGAATTCCTAAAATTGACACTCTTGTTCTAAACTGGAATTTTGAAACATTAAGCACTTCTGATAATGCTGGAAAATTTAGTATTTTAGATGCGTCTTCTGGTTCTCGCCCATTAGCGGCCACCAGATATGACACAACCTTTAAAAATTATAAAGAAAGATTCTATACAGGGCAAGGTTCGATTTTTCCAACTAGCAGTAATAAAGTGATTGATGTCATCCATCACCCCGTTGCTAGAAACTCATATCCGGATGTTGTTGATAGCCATGATTTGGTTGATATTAGAACAGACGATGACATCGCGTTTACAAAAGAAACACGGCCAATTGATTATTATATTGCTTTCGAGAAAAGTCCTGCGAGAGTTATTTCCGAAGAAATGATCAAATTTATGTCATCTATCTCAGATTTTAGTAATCTTATAGGTCGCTCTGTTGATAGGTATCGTCAAGAATATAAGACTTTGGGAAAAGTTCGACAATTGTTCTTTGAAACTGTACAGAATGATGAAATGGATTTTGATAGATTCTGGGATTATTACAAATGGTTTGATGATGCTTTGGGAGCGATGCTTGTTGATCTTGTACCGGCCAGTATTAAACATTCGGACGGTATCAGTAATGTTATCGAAAACCACATCTTTGAAAGAAACAAATATTGGAATAAATTTCCAACTCTAGAGCAGATTGTCCCTGATATAGAGGGTAGCGTTGACACCATAAACAGGCATTTGTACAATTGGAAGTGCGCACATGCTCCAACTGCCAAACCACTAACAACGGCATATGAAATTGTGAACTGTGACTGGTGGTATTTGCGCGCAGAAAACTGGCTAGAACCTCTTTCTGGGGCAGTATATAACTTAAACAATGCAGACGTTTCTGGCAATCTTAACACTAGAAAAAGTATTTGGCAAGCTAAAAATTCTGTATTAACGAGAAGCTACTCTACGATCCATCACTTAGATATCACCTCCAGCCGTGACTTGCGCTTAGGAATAAATTACCACCAGACAAAAAATAGGGAATATGTTTGGGGAGCCACAAAACATTTTGGTGAGACTCCTTTGTTGTATAGTCAATTTGGCGGCTTTCCTCTGCGTTATATGATCACAACAGAGGCTATGCTAGAGGCAACAAGTGCATGCGATTTACAATGCGAAAAAACGCCAAATACGAAGATTAGAAAGCATTATGCTGCTGTCGATGGCTTTAAGGGGTTTCATTCCTATTTTACTGGATCGAATGAGCTTGATTTTGCTCGTTCTCGCGGCCATTTAATTATGCCATTTAACTTAATGTCCTCTAGTGTTAATACTGGATATACTGCTCTAATAAGCGGCACTAACACTAATGATGGCTTGCAGGGTGGAATTGATCTTGTCAATCTTCATGAAGATTCATATGGCTTAGATGGCGGCATGGGAATGCAAGGTCCATTTGCAGATCAATGGGTCGGCGGTCATCAATCTAGGCATGTAGAATTAAATCACTATAGAACTGACAGAATTACTGCCGTTGCCGCATCTGGCTCTATGACGGTAGAATCCGGACTTCCTGCTGCTGATGATACATTTACTTTGTATGATGCGGATGGAAACGGTGTTAGATTTAGATTCTCTACCAGTGGCACCTTCAATGGCAGTCTTCATTCTGATGGTGTGAGCATCGATGTTGGTTTGAATCTCGCAACTACTCAAGCTGCCGTTCGTAGTCGACTAGTGCTAGCGATCAATGGTTCTGTTAGTACTTTAAATATTACAGCTACCGCGCACCCTAGCTTGGTTCACGTTGTTAATTTAACTCAAGATACAAAGGGTTATCTTGGAAATACAGAAATCACAAACGTTGACCTAACAAATGTAACTGTTGTTGATTTCGCCGGCGGAACCGGCGAAGATCCGGTAATATTAGATAAATATCTGGATTCTTCTGACCATCGAAGCGAAGGATATAAGATTCTTTATAATGGAATAGTAGCTAATTCTGGCGCCGTTGCTGTTGTCGGTCCAGATTATATAGATCCAACCGGCCCAGCTTCTAACTTGTCTAACGCCGGCTATCCTGTCCACCGCCGCCCAAGAGCAAGATATTATAGGATTGAAAAGGCCAAACGGCCAATGAACACTAAAAACATCTTAATGACAACTGCTTCGTCATATCAAGCATTGTCTGGTGTTCTTGGGGGTGGAAGTACATTTGGTAAAACTGGGA